ATGGAAAAATCTCACGATACTATAGACTGCAAAATCATACTCTTGACCATTGAGGTCCTTAACATGATGCTCTTGCCAGTCGTTGAAGCGTTGATGCTGACGACCAAAGCCAGGGATCTCACCCCTCAGATGCGGAAATACATCCTCTTTTGGAGGTAGACAGAATCCTTGAATATCCTGATCGCTACTTCCATGAATTGCAGCGCCATAACTCTCACTACCTACAATCGCAAGATAGGCCGTATTGTGCGGAAGCCACTTGGGGGGATGGATCAGCTGACGCTGATAAAGATTGTCCAGTAGCATGGTTCAGTGCTCCCCTCTTGAATAGCAGCAATATAAACTGGTTGCGGGGCAGTGTCAACCGCTTTTTTCATTTTACTTTCGTAAAGCCTTCTCAACCTTGACGCTCTTGCTGCCAGGTATAAGCACATTGTTACGCTTTGCAAAGAAATCGCCCAGTAGATCCCACAGACGCAAAAAAAGGAGAATAGGCCAAATAAGCACGCCAATCCAGACCTTCTTGAAATCATCTACTGTAAAATCAATACCTTCGCTGTAAAAATGGGTGTAAATTTCCCAAATGGTTACAGCTACTCCAATAACCAAGTAAGAGACTAGCCAAACAAATAAAATACTCATTGTTCAAATCCACCAAATCATTGCTAGAGCTATCACCATAAATGTGACCCCACTGAACAATAACCCGCGAAGGGTTCCCATCTGTTGCATACTAAATCGCATAGGCAAATCAGTGATATTGTCCATGGCTGCTATGATGGTGATGGGGGTCAACGCCATCAACAATCCAAAAAGGAGGAGCACACTATTCATACTGCCAACTTTAGTGTGATACCTTCATAAGTCAAACACTTAGTTGATGCCAAACTAGGAATTGATGCATTTGATCCGGTTGTATAAATCTGATTCCCAATGTAAGATCTGGATCAGTCTCAGCTTGCCAACCCATCTGTTGTAAAATCTCAATCAGTTGGATCAACCTGATTTCACTTTCATACAACCAACGTTCTGCTAAAAAAGTGCGAGCATTCCATGAACCGGGGAACACCACCCCTATGCGATGGTGTATCCAATCCACTTTCCAGATGCGGCATTCAGTGAGTACCTTGACCCCATCTGATTCTACACTGGTCAGAGTGTGGATCCTGAAAGTCACAACTGATTCCAGCTAAAAAGAGCATTCACATGTGCTTGAGTATCCAACACACCCTTTAGCGTGGTTTGTGTGTCAGCACCTGGCTGCCAAGGTATAGCCACATCTTGATCAAACAAGATGACCTCCACGGGATGTATGTTGTGCTTGCACAAATGCACATATACTGTGGCCAAACAGTGTTCCAGTTCTGAATCCTTTATGTCAAACAACTCTTGTTGATTCTCTGCACCCTTCACTCGCTTATGTTGTAACATGTAATGTGTAAGGTATTCACTCCGGGTCAGATTATCCTCCACATGGATTTCTGCATAAACCCTGAACTCTCCTCCACCTTCATTCCGTTGTCTGAACATGCTGGTTAGGGCCACACTCTTGCCCACTTTGAAATATCCTCTGGCTTGCACACCTGTGTCCACATCCCACAAATGTTGCCTGCCCCAATAAACCACCTGTCTATAGTAAGCCGGCTCTTCCAGCCAGCTAACCTTTACGTTTTCTCTACAAGCACGCCAATTACGATAAGCTTGGCTGCCAATGCCCTTTTTAATCTGAGATGCCATAAACCAATCCCTTTTAGACCATTCTGTATCTTATTGGATTATGGCGTCAGATCAAATTACTGTCATGTGCCTCCACAAATAATTTGAACCATCTGTCCTGCACACAGTAGACTCTATGATACAAGCAGATAAAGCAGGGCGGTAACTGGCATCCGCTGGCGGAAGGGATGGGGAACCCATCAGGAACGCAACCACATGGTCATTTCTGCTGACCGACCGGGAAGTAACCGCTGCTTCATGACCCAAACTCCACAGTGCGAGCCCGGAATATAAATCATCCCATTGGTGTGCTGCACCAAATACAAAATGGATCCCTCTGACGGTCACTGTCAAGGATCATGACTCTGATATGGTGACTGAATCCCAGTCAGAGTAGTCCGCTGTTAAACGTAACCCGTTTGAGATGTCAGACCCTTCAGGTACCGAACAACCGCCTGAGTCTCTTAATGAGACAGTCTGCAAATTCAGTCTGTGTGAAGGCCCTATGCCAAGCCAGTTTCATTCTCCTCCATTATGCATGGGGGAGAGTGTGTCTATGCTCCTACCCTGTCCAAAAGATCAAGGTTTCAATCATGGCCATAAACCATCATCACTGATACTGCATCTTCACGGTGGCGGAATAACCAACCCAGGGGATATGTGATCCAGGAATCTCCGGCATCACCCATGAGGCGAGAACAGTAGTGGGATACTTGTTCCCACTTGTTATATTCATCTAGACGAGATACTTTCACCAACCAGGGCCAGTCAGATCTTTCACTGGCAGTGAGCACCAGAAAAGCAGTCATGGGCTCTTCTGGTCTCGCAGGTGTTCCAGCATTTTCATGAAGGTGTAGCCCTGCTCCCTGGCATCATCCAATGCATAATGGTTATGACTTATGGTGGGATGGAACCAGTGCTGGGGCCAGTTCCTCTTGGTGGCATGGCGATAATTTCCTCCCAAGCAGACCCAGGCTAAAGTTTTCATATCAATGCAACTGAAACTGAAGGGACTACCACCGTCAAACCTGTTTGAATAATACCAAATCCAGCTGAAATCAAAGCCTGCAGGAAAAGCCACAGCTACTGGAACTCCGCCCAGGGTTTCCACCCAACTACGGAAATTTTTCATAACCATTGCTGGATCCTGTGTGTTTTGTCGGGTGGCCTCATACATTTCAGGAAACTTGCTCCAGAACTCAGTTTGTGTGCGAGGATGAGGTTGAGCCTCAGGCAGTAATTCCAAGTTGGCATAAAACTCGCCCAGTTCACCCTCGCCTTCGCGGAAGGCCACTGCTCCCAAGCTCAACATGCTGTTGAGTCCAGGACAAGGACCATCGGTTTCAATGTCAATGCTAATGTATATTTCTTTGTTCATAGTTGACACTATGACATAGAACAGTCATCTGTCAACCGAACCAGAGTTTTTGAACCTTATCCAAACCTTGTTGAATGCTGGCACGGTCACGATCTGCACGGGCCTGAGCGCTGGGTGTTTCTGCTTTGAGACGCTTGGGGTTGTTGATCTCAGCCACGGCCTTGGCCTCATAGCTGTGCCAGAACTTGGTGAGGAAATCTTGTGCATTGGTGTAGTCTTTGAGAACACCCTTGCCAAACAAAAGGTTGTCTTGTAGTGCTTGCGCCAATCCATGTATGCCACGCACCATCACATTTATGTCAGGATTGGGCCATTTTACTCCAGGATTGGCTTTGAGATCTGCATTCAACTGGAGATCTTCCAGGGGCTTGTCAGCAAGGTAAGTGAGCAAATCCAAAAACATGCGACGAGGATTGTGAGTGATGGTGTGTATGATCACACCTTTTTGTTTGCTGAAAGGCACTGGAACACCATTGCTCAGCTTTATTTGCACTCCGGAATGTTGCATGCTCATCATCAGCATACTGCCCAAAACACTGAACAAGTTACCATTGAGCAGACCCTTTACTCCACGGGGCGGAACACTGCGGGCTAGGCCCCATTCTGCCTTGTTGGGCTCATGCCACATAAAATCCACCTGAACCAATTCACCTGTGGGCAGTTCCAGTATGGGATGGCCAGGTGTGCTGGCTTCAGGTTGGATACCCTTGGGTTGATCTCGGGCCACCCATTCATCCCACATGTGATTCCATTCACTGCTGTAGGTGCTGTGACTGTGCTGCCAGGGATTGGGAGCCACCATCTGCAGGTCAATGTCACCATATTCTTTGGATTCAGGATCTTGCTGATAGTAGTGTCCACTGCCAGTGGGTGGGCCCAAATCCACTCTCAGATTGCTATCTTGCTGAGCCAACCAGTTGTTGAAGGACTTTACATGATCCTGCAACTGTGATAATGCCAGTTTGACTGTGCTGGGTCTGATTTGAGTCTGTTGGGTGGCAGTTGTTGCCCAACCGCCTTCTAGTAATGTTTGGAGTAGTGCATATGCTGTCATGGTGTAATATTTACACCAGCTTGTGGTTGACTGGTTGGCTCAGTATCCAATGTGCTTGATCATCAGGGTCAGTGAAAGTAAGCACAACTTTGACTTTTTGGGTAACTGCATCATCATGCACCTCAATACTCACAGAGTCGTAAAGATCTTCCAATTGTGATTCCAACATTGCCAACTTGAGGTCACTCAAACGATCATTATAAAACTCAAATACAATAGGCTCACACAAGTGCATGTGAGTATTTAAATCAGCTCACATATCGTTCTTGATAAACCTTTGTGCAAACTGTTCTGCATAATGATCCACATTGGCTTTTAAATGATCAATGCCGCCTGATGAGTGCAGCGCAGTGGTCTTCAAGAGAGTGTTCAGAACAACTGTGGGCAAACTCTGTTCAATCATTTCATATATTTTTTGCTTGCGGCCCAACTCCATGTCACGTGCGGCATAAGCCAGCATTTCGGCAACACGGCCTGTAATTTCAACAGCCAATTCACTCAGTTGTGTGGCAATGCTTGTGGAATCTGTCATGACCAATTATTGCAGATTATTGCTCTTTAAATCAAATAAAAGTCAAAGATTGGCAAGTTTCCATTCCAAAAGTCGGGGACAATAGGCACCAAAGATCAAACCTTCTTCGCGTCCATAGTTCACATAAAGGTTGTGGTCAGTTTTGTCATCAATTCCATATCGGCTACGAAAATAGTAAACACACCAGCCCACAGTTCGCAACCTCTGGGCTACCAGTCTCCAATCCAAAAGAAACACAAGCTGAGGATCGTTGGGATCAATCCCCAGCTCATGTAACAACTGTCTTAGTAACTGTCCACTCCTAGTCCATGGCTGATACGGAGTCATACCGCTTACAACCAGTTTCATGTGCGTGATTGACTCAGTTTGAATTTTACAAACTGCGCACACACATCAAACAGCTCCCACATCTGTAACACCAATATCCCGTTCATAGCGAACCCAGGATCCAAATTGCGGAACAATCTCTTTGTTATAGGGGTTGTTGATCAACCAAAGAACATTCTCACAATAGTCAGGCGGACCATGATCATAGCACTCCAGGTCAGTGAACACAATCAGCAGCTTGGGACGGATGTCATGCTTTTCATAGTAGTTCCAGAAGGCATAAAAATCTGTGCCACCACCACCCTTGGGTTCATAGCTGAGCATTTCTTCTGCATTCTCAGCAGTAAACACCTGACGGTTGTAGAGCTTGGTGTCAAACGTGCTCACGCCAATACGGAAACTGTGATACTGCTGCGTGATACCATACACCTCACTGAGGAAGTCCTGCGCCATTTCTGTGCTGATACTGCCGCTCTGGTCAATTGTGACTTCCACGTCAATTTCCTCTTCCTTGATCAGGTTGGGGAAGATCACATCGCTGCCATGGTGGCGGCGATTAGGACGCTGGTAAGCATAGTCAGCAGTGATTTGGCTTTGAACCACTTCACGGATATAGTCACGCCAGTTGATCTTGGGCTCTACAAGGCCATCAATCAGGCGTGCAATACTGGCCGGCAGCTTGCCCTGTGCGGCCTGAGCAGCCTGTAGCACCTTGTCCTTGAGCTCTTCCCGGATCTTCTTGAGCTCTTCCTCGTCAATCTCAATGGGGATGCCATTGCCCTGCATCTGCTTCTTGCCGTCACCGTTCTGGGCATCCTTGCCCAGTTCCAAGTGAACGTCCAGTGTGAGCTGCTTCTTGGCTCCGCGCTTGATCAGATCATCATAAACTGCTTCACTGGTCCAGCCATAATACTTGGGATCATACAACCCCACGCGCTGGCTGCCCTTGTCCGCACCTTCTTTGATCTCTACAGGCTTGGTGGGCATAGCACCAATTTTTTCATGAATGAGCATGGCATTGATCACATAATCACTAGCCATATTATGCAATTGTGGATCACGGTGTCCGCGACGGCCCAAGTGGTCATATACCACGTGCATCACTTCATGACACAGGACGAACACAATCTCATCCACTGAGAGTGTGCTAAAAAATTCCAGATTTACATAGATCTTGCGACCATCCACAGCAGCGGTGGGGATCCAATCTGCCGTTTCGATGGGCAGTTGCATGGTCAACGTTCCAAAAAAGGGCTGGTTAAACAGCAATTGGAGCCGCGCCTTTTTGATCTTGGTGATCACGTCTTTGCTATTTGCACTCATTTGGCATACCTTTCGCTTGATAATACAGCTACTATATAGGCTATCACGTATGTGTCAACACTTAAAAGCAGCTTGATGGGGTTATGGGGATTATATGAGACGAGGGGCACACTGCCCCTCTTCCCATCAACACCTGTGTGATCCAGTTCTCAGAACTGGATGGCTGGAATCAGTGCCGCATACCGCTGCACAAAGGTCTTCCAGTTCTTGACGTTGGTTGGACGCACTGGAGTATCGCGAGTGTTGGCCATAAAGCCACGTGCAGCCATCACCACCATCTCGTCTTCAAAGTTGTCCATGCAGAACTGGAAGAAGTTCTCCAAGCTCTTGAACACTTCATCGTGGCTGTTCTTTTCGCCAGCCTTCTGAGCAGCGTGAGCCTTTTGCACATCGTCAGTAAGTTCATACACCAGCGCGGTGCTGAGTGCGTAAACCACGTCAATGTTCTTGACCTGAAGCTTGGTAACATTGCCACGCAGGATTTCACGAGCGTTGGGCAGGTTTGCAGCCTGCTTGCGGTAGGTCATGAACTTGATGGCAGGACCTTCACCCACAGTGCCCTTGATCAGATCGCCCAACACTTCAGTGGGCAGATGAGTGTCGTTATACTCGCCATTTGCACCGCGCTCATACAGCAGCTCGCTTACAAAGCTCCAAGAACGGGGGGTAGCAAAAGCGTAGCTCTCACGGCGCGGATCAAAGTCAAACAGCTCGTTGGGCTGGAAAGTAAGATACCCCACCACGTCCTTGTGGACGCGGTTCTTCATGGCCCATTCCTGCCAGTCATCAAAGTCAGTGGCCAGGGTTGCGTGAATGAAACGGTTGGCCAGCGGAGTGGGCATGTTGTAGGCCACCCCCTTGTCCTTGACACGGTTACCAGCAGCCACAATCACCACATCCTTAGGCAGCTCATAAGTGCCAATCTTGCGGTTAAGGATCACCTGATAGGTGGCAGCCTGCACGCTGGGAGGAGCAGCGCTCATCTCGTCAAAGAACACAAGAGCACGACTGTTGGGGTCCGTGGGCAGATCGCTGGGGTTACTCCACTTGAAGATCTTCTCAGTGAGTGCAACACCATTTTCGTTGACAACCACATTGCCATCCTTGTCACGGATGGTCACATCCACCAGGTGCGGTAGGCCGCGGATGTCAGTGGCTTCCAGCAGCGGAAGCCGAATATCAATAAGTGGGCGCTTCTGCATACGAGCAACTTCAGCAACAATGTCGCTCTTGCCAATGCCTGGAGGACCACTCACAAAGATTGGACGCTGACGCTCGGTGCAGTGAGCAATCATGCTCTTGAGCCGGCTGGGCGTAACAGTAGTGATGGTGTTGATTTTCTCAGGTGCTTTTGCCATAACGCACTCCTATTTGCGTGTTTCAATAAGCCAAATATACACTCTCACAGCGATGCGTCAACATGTTTTTCACATTTGAAAAAGCTGGAGAATGCTTAGAGAAAGCTCTGACACCAGTGTTTGAAGTCCCGTTGCACCATTTCAATTTCCAGTGCATATTCGTTACCAAACACATAAAACAGCTTGCGGTCCCAGTAGTAGGGAACCTTCACATGACGATGAAGACCCAGAATCATCTGACCTTTTTGAAGCTCCATTTCCCCTGCTTCGCCCAAGGGAAAACTCCACGACTGATATATTTTGGTGAGAAGGAGGAACCCATCAGAGGTCAATCGGAGGCTGGGAAAGTTATCTGTGTAGTTTTTGAACATGGTTGTGCAAAATTTGCGTTGATCCATGTTGTCCAGGCTGCTGCCTGATCCCAGTGCAGGGTTTTCTTTGAGAATGTTTTTTATGTGATCAAAAATTATCGCGTGTGCTGATTTCACTGCTTGGGCCGGGCAACCTTGACTGTGGCTGTCATTTCATAAACTTCAAATTTGTCTGTCTTGAACAGTTTATTGAGTTTTTCAGCCAGATTCAAGGCGTGGCCAGGACTTTCTGGAAAGCAAGTTCTGCGATATTTGGGGCTCTGATCGTTTATGAGACTGTGAACAGCCTTGAGGTTTATGGGCTTGCCGTCGTAACATATGCTATAGATAGCACGAACTGCCAATACCTGCTCACTTATATAGTTCTTGGGGTTGGTGTGACTGAGTAACACCTTAGGCTTGGGACGGCTCATTGTTTTTTCCACGCTGATAATGTCAGCTATTTATTGAGCCGTGGATTTTACGCCATCACAGGCTTATACCCCGAATTTGTAGCTTCTGTGAGCATATATTCAAGATTTTGATAGATCTTGTTTTTATCCAGAGCATTTTGCTTTTGTAAAGAGCCTTGAATTACGGAGGCCATGTATTCCAAGCAGCCCACATCACTTTCCTTGCGGAAAAATGCTGGGCGGCTGTTCAGATTCTCCAAAATTTCATTTATTTGCGGGGTGTTCAGATTTTTACGGAACACTTTGGCTCCGCTCATGAGCCAAAAGGACATGGCCACATAACATTCCAAGGGCATCAGCCATTCATAAGCTGCAACTAGCGGTTCAGCATGATTGTCAATGCGCACCCAGTCCATCACAGGAACCTCTGCTAGCAGGGCTTGTGTGCGCAAGCTGGCCAGGTCTTCCGTATTTAATACTCCAAAACGCATTCAAAATCCCCATCGTTGATCAGTTTTGCTGCTTCCAGCAACATACTGGGAGGAACCTCAAATCCATATGTGTAGTGCTTGAAGATACGCATAGCACGATTGCGCTTGTTTGTGCTGTTATGGTCCCTTAAAACATTGTCCTTGAGGTCCTGTTCGGCTTGAGGAAGCCAATACACCCTACTCTTGTCCGCAGCAAAGCAGCTGACAGTAAAGTCAAAATCAGTCCACAGATCCTGGAGGCTGTGACTATAACGAGTCTTGATCAGCTGAATTTTTATGGGCCTTTGATGCTGATTGTCCATAACCACCTGATAGGTGTCTGCATTGGGAGTGTGTAAAGTTTTGCGTCCCCAGAATAGGGTTTTGGCAGGTGGTGTGGCAGGAGAACAAACAAGTGTTGCCCACACATCCTTGGCCTTCTGTAATATTGACTCCAGAAAGGGGTCAGCAGGATGTTGGATACTCTTTTCAAAACTTTCCTGCCAAATTGTCCTCTGCTGATCACTGGCAAAAAACACGTCCACATCACCTGAACTCCAATCTTTAGCCTGGAACAGTTTGCGAGCACTTCCGCCTGCTATCCAAGGTCCAGCTTCAGAATTCAGCTCAGGTAAATTTTTCATAAGCTGACTCCACTGGGGATCCTGGATCATTTTACTGGGAATGGTAATCAAAACTTTCCTCCATTGAGATTTACATCGCCAATGCTAGCAGATGCTGGGGCTTGTTTCAACAGCTTTTCCTGCAACACCATTATCTGTTGACTAAGATTGCGTTCTTGTAGCAATAACAAGCTGATGCTGGTGCTCAGGGCCTCGGCATCCTGTATGTTGAGCTTGACTTCCTTGCTGTTGTAGGCCCTGCTCTGGGTTACGCTTCTGATAAAGCGCTCAACTGCATCACTGTTGAAGGTGCTCATGGATTACTCAACCTAAAAAATGTATATGTTTCTTCGTCTCTAAAATAGAGAACATATCTCCAAGGAGTTGCACTAGTGCAACTACTTTGCCAGCTGCCGTTGGGCAGATGACGGATACACCAGTCTTCCAAATGTTCATACATGGTAGCTCGCAACTCACTGGTGCACCATGCACTGTGGATCAAGCTCACTTCTTCAATTCTCTGTTCTTGTTGGTGAGCACAGTGTTCAGTTCCAGTTTTGTGGGAAAAGGTCCCACATGAGGGTATTCATCCAGTGTGGCTGCCTTGGGACAAAAACTGCCACTCCAGCCATTGACAAATTTGATAGCGTAATAGCCAGCAGCAAAGAACACGTTGCTGGTGCTGGTTTTGGTATAGCTGACTCGGGGTTCGTTGACCACGTTTTGCGGATTGGGGTGTTTGACGGGTAGGTTACCAATCTTGTCCTCGGGCTTTTCTTCCAGTTCAGCTCTCTCCTGGAATTCAATGGTCCATCCTTTGACCTCTTCCAGGATCTCCAAAGTTGCAGCTTCCTGATTTAGGTTTGCACCCAGCACGCTCCACTTGTTATCACTGCTGCTGAGAACGCCCACACGATTGCCCCATTCCATGAGCATCCAACTAGTTGGCGTTAGTGGATGAGCTTGAATCTTTTTCATTGGTAATCACCCTAAGCATTTGGCGACGAACTTGTGCCTGTTTTTCAGTAGTCCAACTCTTGAGTAATTGTGCCACGTGATCCAGCTTCTGCCAAGTTTCAGGATCATTTTCTTTGAGATTCCTGTTCTCTTTGCGACGCAAATGCTTGCGTATCTCACTTCCCCAAATGTTGAAAGTCACATCACTGCTGAGCACCGTGTAATTGAACTCTTTGCCTTCAAATTTGAGATCCACATCCAAGCCCTGCTTTATCCAGATAGTGCTGGCTGTGCTGATCAGATTTTGTTGCCAGTCAAAGCAATAGGGAGTAATTTTTAGTAATTTTGGATGTGCTGTATCTATTATTTGCCAAACATTCATCAAATCCAGATGATTGTCTTGTTTGGGTATGGCTGTTTTGAGCCACCAGTTGGGACCAGGGTGTAGTCCCAACTGATAGTGTGTGATTTCAGGAGGAACACTATTTTCCAGTTTGTCCCAAACACCTTCAAAATTCATGCCTTATTTAGGAGAACACCCTGATAGCCTTTGCTGAGGCACTGAGAATAATCAGCTGCGTTTTGCTCAATACGAACCAACCCCCACTTGTTGGCAAACTTCATGAGACTGAACCCTACTTGGGTGCGACTGTTTTGATTTACTGATTGTGCAATGGACTGATCAAAAGACTCAACCAAGTATTCAGGCTGGGCGCTCAAATCAATCAGTACGCGGTTGCGTTCAAAACTGTCCTTGACTCGCACTTCCTCGCCGTTGTGATCAGTCCACTTGCTGAGCATGAGATTGTTCCAGGCATAGCCCTGCTCATGCCGATTTTCAAAGGCTTCAGTGATCTTTTTGGTTCGCACACCAGGATATGCACTCATGATGTTGTCACCAGGATCTCCGCGCATGATCTTTTCAAACAGTAGCCACTCAGGCTTGGGAGTGGCCATGGGTTCACCCTTTTTGTTTAGTGCAGCATTGCCCTCTTTGTCCCATACTCCAGTTGTGGTGTAAAGGAAACCACTAACGCCATTGTAGATTTTCACATTGGGAGCCAGCAGTTGCATGAAGTCACTGTCTGTGCTCACCAACACATGTTCATCATTGGGATGCAGTGCAATCCAACGTGCAATCATGTCGTCTGCTTCACCCTCAGAATGGCGCACCACAGTGGCATTGGTTTTGTTGATCAGGAAGTCTGTGAGATCGCCAAATGCGTCAAAAAACAGCTGATCATCAGCCACTTCCTGTTCTGTGCGCTGGGCTGCCAGATCACGGCGATGGGCCTTGTAGGGTTTGTAGACATCCTTGCGCCAGCTGCGACCCTCCAGTGCAAACACCAGATGGTCTGCATTGAACTGGGTCCACACTTTCTTGACACTGTTGAAGATCATGTGGATAGCCAAACCAACAGTTGTCTCCATGTCTGGAGCTCGCATTCCGTGTCGCACACGGAATGCCAGGTTCATACTATCCACAATAACATAAGTAGCCATAAACAGATCTTTCCTGATAATGCCAATAGTTGAGCCTAGCACTCTAGCAGTCTAGTGTCAACTGTATTCAGCTTTGCCCTTTTTGCCTCTGGGCTTCTTGCGAGTCACAGGGGCTGTGCTCACAAAGGAGGGATCGTCATCAATCATTTCTCCAGCCACTGCACGACATACGTCGTTCAACCACTTTTCCACAATCGCATCATCACTCACGCCCTGATAGCCATTGCTGCGCAGATAAGTGACAAAGTGGTCGTTGTAGTCCAGTTCAAAATAACTGCGACTGGGATCAGCTGGATCCCACTTTACATCTGGCATGGCTACCCAGGGCTCACCGCGCAAGTCAGCAACCTTACGATCATGTTCCTGCTTGCTGATACGATGATGTTTGAGTTCCAGATCCAACAACACTTCCTCTAGGAGAGGATCACCCTCCAACTTGATGGTGTTGTGCTCCACATCATATGTGTACTGATCCAGCTGGTTGTATTTTAGTCGCACATCCAGCTTGGCCAGATTTTGGGCCTTTTCGTCTTCATTGTTGATTTCGGCCAGGCGTAGATCCAGATCCATGCCTTCCAGTTCATATTCAGCACGGGCAATGTCTCGGGTCTTGCCCTTGAGCCCCCAGTGTCCTGGCATCAATCCAAATGGTATTTTGGGTTTATTCATGGTGTTTCCTTAGGGAAGATTTGCATACAAATGGGTTTGAAGTTGAAGTGTGAATCCATGACGCATTGCCAGCAGTGCTGCATACTCGTGATTGCCTTGGTTGCTATTTGGATCCAAGAGACCTGGTGTCCAGAATGAAATTCTTTCATCAACTTCACTGCGCATCTCCAAGCTGGCATTGTTGCCCACCTTTTCAGGCGCACGATTGTAGATGTTCATGGGGCTCACATACACACTGCGTGGACCCTTCTGCTTGCGGAAGTCATGTGCAAACTGAGGCACTTCATGATGATTGCTGGCAGTGTCTGCGCTTACCACAAACTTGAGAACATTGGCACGTTCAAACACATCTGGACGAATGTCTCCATAATGTCCTGTGTTCTCGTTGGCCTTGGGACTTACCACCAGGGTAGTTTTGGCTGGTAGTGGACGTAGGAAGTCCCCGTTGCTTTCAATCTGAGTGCGGAAGCCCTGTTCATGTAGGAATTCCAGGAAGGCAGTAAGATTGCGCTGTAGCATGGGTTCCCCACCTGTTACCACAATCAGCAAGTTGTCCATGAAGCTTTCACGCACAATACAGTTGTTCTCCACTTCCTTGTCCACTGCTCCATGGATCTTGCTCAAGATTTGATCAAAAGTGAGGATGTCACCGCTGTCAAACCAAGTGTCGCAGAATGCGCAAGCACGGTTGCACTTGCTGAGCCTCACAAACACTGCTGGCTCTCCACTGAAGGGGCCCTCACCTTGCAGTGTAGCAAAGCAGCTGGTTACCATAACCTCATTGGGCTTTAGATCTTTGAAGAAGGTGGGACTGACTATTTCATTTTTACCAAACATGGCTGATTCCTGTTATCTATTAGGGTAAGTTTGATGTGTTTGCGGTTGTATGTCAAAAGTAAAGGGATCAATAGACCCCCTTGCCTCCTGCTGACTGCTGTAGCTTGATATTATCAAAGAATTCCTTTTTGGTGGAAGGATCTTCCTTGAATCGCCCATATAGCACAGTCGTTTGTGTGAGTGAGCTGGTGGCCATGATTCCTCTGTTGGTGCAACAACCATGTTCGGCACCAATATGAACTGCCACATTCTCTGTGCCAGTGGCCTTCTTGATCTCTTGAGCAATGTCAGTGCAAAGTTCCTCTTGTAGAGTTCCACGTCGGGCACACCACTGAGCAATGCGTGTGTATTTGCTTAGACCAATCACTTTGCCATTGGGAATAATACCCACATAGGCCACCCCAGTCACTGGTTGATGGTGATGACTGCACACGCTCTTGAGTTCACTTCTGATCACCAACATGCCATCATAGGCAGTGTCACCTTCATTGGGAAAGGCTGTCACATTGGGACTGGGATAGTATCTGCCGCGCATGATTTCATGCACATACATTTTGGCCAGTCGTCTGGCTGTGTCATGACTGTTGGGATCGTTGTCAATATCAATTACAAGGCTTTCCAAAACACCCTGGAACTTTTGTTGGATTTCATCCACCAAAAGATCTCGTTCCTCTTGAGAAACAAACTCACTGATGTTGTCGTTGGCAAAGAAACGTCCGCCACGGTTTTGTATGCGTTGTTTGATCACTTGGCTGATGGGAGCACAAGTGCAATCTAGGTCACTTGTACCATCGTCTGCTTGAAATTGGTTGTTCATTTTTATCCTCTAGATAGGTATGCACTGATTATAATGCATGTGTGGGTTGAGTCTAGTGCTGGGAGTCACAGTTGACAATATATTTGACGCTACATCAGCCACGAAATGCTTGAATAAGTCTGGCGATCAATCCTGGCTTGCTTGCTCTCTTCTCCTTGGAGTCATTCATGATGTGTTCCAGTTGGGATCTCGACACTAGCCTGGATTTTTTATTGTTGTTTGTAGTGGACCTGGAGCTCAAACTGAGTTTGGCATGAACTGGGTCAGTATCATTATCAATGCAATAATTGATAGTTGCATTTAGGTTGGCCAGTTCATGATTTAATTTGTCCAACTTGTTTTGAAGTTCCAGGAAGTTGTCTCTGGATTCGTCCACTTGTTGGGAAAGAATGTTGGCTTCCAAACGTAAGAGGCGCCACTCCTCAACCAGGGGCAGCAGTTCCTCTGTTTTTACTTCATACACTGGTTTTGCCACTGTGAGTTACAGAACTGGTATATGTTGTGGATCCTCCGCCCACACCGCCGCAGGAAATAGTAATAGGACTGGCACTCAAGGTGAGAGTGGAGTGTGGAGTCAGTGTGGTGGCCGAGACTCCTGAATGACCCACCATTGTGTTATACACGCTGGCGGCACCTGCAATGCTGGACATATTGTACACAGTGCCACTTCCCAATTGTTTTCTCATCTGTTCCCTAGTGTGCTTTAACAAGGCTTCAGTTGGCTGTTCGCCAGTCAACACGCACCAATCAATCAGCTCTTTCATCTGAGCAATTTCAGAGTTTCTCTTATGCTGCTGTAGGTTCATTGCCTCCCTCTTTTGTTCCAGATGTGTGATCCGGGATTGATGGATATGTGCTTGCTTTATCTTTTTGCGAAATTCTTTTATCAAGGAATTGAGTGTTTTCATGTTTTGTCCTTTGTGGCGTTGGCCAGGCCCCGTCGCATGGCATCCACCATGCGGCTTTTGTAAATATCCCGTGCCGCAGCGTGCTTCTCTGGTCCCATATCGGGATAATTGGTGTGATTATCAAAAAAGTTGTAGTCTGATCCTACTGCTCCCAGTAGTTCGAACCTAGACTGTTGGGTTTTTCGCTCAATCTCTTTTTGACTGAGCTGCAGACTGGCAGCCACAGGGTCCTCGCCTGTTTCCAGCACATAATCCAAAAGCCTACGTTGTTGATCAATATCGTTTTGGATTTGATCGTTTAGTTGGTCCAAGGTGTTGATCTGCTGCCTTAGTGCTTTGATCTGTTCCTTGTTGGAGGCCACAGATTGGCGTAACTCCAAAATCTGTCCCACAACTTCTGTAACACTTGCCTTGAGATTGTCTTCCATGATTCTCCTTACAGCAGACCCAAATCCATGCTGATGGAGTTGTCTGCATCCATTCCACTCAAATTACAAAGCATCTTCTGGTGCTTGTCAATCAGCGTCATAGGCTTTTCACTTGTGAGGATCTGTTCACAAAGTCCACTGGCAAACTCCAGCACATCAGGTGTGAGTATTTCCTTGGCTTGGCTGATGGGCAAGTCCTGTGCAGCGCATGCTTGCTGAATTGCATCAATGTGTAATTCCACATTGTGATTCATGAGCAGCACATAGCTCATGCCGTCCATGCTGCTGGGCCACTTGACCTGATACTTGTTACGTTCGTCATCAAACTCATTAGCAGTCCAGTCAAACAAACCACCATGATCACCATGATGGGTCATGTATTCCTTGTAGGCATCACTGTAACGGAACGTGTCACCTGCCCTACCTTCAGGAGTCAGTGGATACCAATCACTTTCCAGTTCTTTCTTTGTGAAAGCCACCTTCTTGTGCTTTAGATCCTCATAGCCCTTGCAGCATACATCACCCAGGGTGATGGCTTTGCAGATCTCGCTTTCACGATGTGCCCATTTTAGGTTGCGAGCGTTGATCCATTCCTGGATCAATTGTGGATTACCCTTGAGCGCCTTGTCGTCAGGAATGTTACCACCCTTGAACGCAATATTCTGTGGGCTCAGTTCCCAGCTATAGTAAATGTTACCCTTGGCCACATTCACAAACGGGCTAGCAGCATCATAGCTGAGCGTGACCTTCTCATTGATATGCTTGCGCCACACTCTCTGGAGGGTTGTAAGGGCACATCCCATTTTGATCTTGCCATTGCCCAGATAGTGGATCCAGTCACGCCCATCCAAATACTTGCTATCCCTCTGTAGAATGATACGTCGCAAATTGATGGCAAAGTTGCTGGCCTGCACATTTGAGTAGGCCCAGGTTTCAAAAGGCAAGTCCTTGACCACATCCCACCACACATCACCTTCCTCCTGGTTACGACCCTGAAGCACGTTCATGAACCTGGTGGCACCTTCCTTGCGATTACGAATAAAGAAGTCATGATTTTCCATGCTGCTGTTCAAACAGTCACGGAAGTTCTTGACTCCAGGATGCAAGTTTTCTCCAGTAACCGGGTCGTTACCAAACTTGAGCAAGCTGCCAGTGGGCACGTCCAGCACCATGCTGTAATCACATGAGTGTTCCAGCCAGCGCAAAATTTGCATACGAATGGCATCTTTGTCCTTGACCCAGCTGGCATCGTCCTGGTTGGGCTTTTTCTGCCAAGGCCATTTGAGCACACCAGTTGCAATTTGATAACCACCACTGTCGCCAATGATCACAGTCTTGTCCTTGGCTCTCTTTTGTACCATGCTTTCCACAACATCACTCTGCTCCAGATCCCACACACTGTGGCCGCTGGAGTAGAGCGAGATGGGATAAAAGAACAGATTGGTTTTATGATCCAAAAAGTCCAAATCTCGCAGCCCACCCTTTAGTCCAGCAGGAATTCTGCTGGTAGGGTCACTCTGTTGGCGTGCATAGATTGCCGAAATGCTCGGCAAAAATACGGCATAGTCCTTATTGCTAGTCCATAGATCCTTGCCAGCAACTTCGCCCATGTTGTCATAGGTCTGCGCCACATGTGGATTGGGGCTTGTGAGTTTTTTCATATTACAATCTTACTTGGTTGTGCCGTGAGTTTCAACATAGTTCAACATGTATCTGTACATGACGTCAGCCTTGAGATACTCCCGTAGAAGAATCTGCGTCTGCCTGTGCATGGCGTCTCTATACTCATGACTGTTGTCTAGACGATGTTGGATAAACTGCATGAGCTCATCCTTGTGTTTGCGGTAATTGTTCCAATCCTGAGTCCATTCACTGGGATACAGGAATTCGGGCAAATACATTTCCTGATAGCTGCAACGATTGGGCAGCACAGGAATCACACCAGCCAACACTCCCTCCATGACACTGATACCCAGGTTCTCATGTAGGCTGCAACTGAACATTACCCGATGATCAGCAAGAGTCTGGTAATATTCATGCTTGTTGAGCTTCATCTTTTGGGTGATACACCAGGGCTGGTCCATGCTGGAACTCAAATCTTCAGCAATCATGGGCTGTTTGTCCGCGTTATACCTGTGTGGCCAAATCACACCCGATTGCACACCTGCTTGACTGGTCACCTGTTCCATGTGACTGATGATGGCACTGTGTGGCTGTCCACTCACCACAGCACGATACTGATCTTCCAAGGGAATGTTCAGGTTCTTGAGAAACATTTGACGATGAAAGTCAGTGGCATAAAACACATAGTCACAGGCATAATACCAAGCACGCTCCTGATGCCAGGGCCAGGGCTTGCTCATCTTCATGCCCAAAATGTCGCTGGGATCATAAGCACCCGCATGAAAAATTCCCATGATGCCCACTGGGATATCCAACAACTCGCTCATGTAGCGCAGGGCGGTGATTCCAAAGTGCCAAGCATCTGTAAACAGAAACACATCACCAGCCTTGACGTCGCCACGTGCAAACATGTGACTGATGGCCTCAACTTGCGTAGATTTGAAGGAGTTGGTGTGTGCAAAGTTTAAAAAGGCACCACTTGTGGTTGCGTCCACTGTGGGTTCCACACCATCCACGTTCAGCACTTGAACATTGGAGATACCACGTGATTGCATGGTGTTGCGCAAATCACTGGGAATACTTGTGTACCATTGTGCCGTGTAGCGGCTATCAATACGCTCTAGCGGCACAATATAGATATTGGTCATAGATTTGTCCTTGAACTTTGTATTATGAGTGTAGTTGAGAATCAGATTCAGTGCAAGGCTGCTTGATCAACTTTTCATAATAGCTGCACAGATCAGATAACAACGGATTTAAATGTCAGGGTTGGAACTCAACATACGCACCATTGATGCCTTCTTCACTGATGTCAATACGAATTTCCATGCCTGGGTAACGCTCACTCAGCTTTGCATACAAGGCTTCTGCCAGCATCTCGCAGCTTTGATGATCCATCTCCAGACTGTTGGTCTTGTAAAGATTTTCAATCCATCGCCTGAGCTGAATGAACTCAATCTCACGATTGTTGTGATTGACTTGCACCCACACCTTGAAGTTGAAGTAGTGCATATGCCTTAGTCCCAGATGGCCCACATCATATTCATCGCCTGTGGCATATGTGGGGTTGGTGTCAGCACCTGGGAAATAATGATAGCCTTCCTTCTGGAAGGTGCAATAAACAAAAGTCTTTTGAGTCATAGATATTCTCCATATTGTTGTGTAAAGATATCGGAGAATCAGTGTTATTTCAAGTGTTGGTGGAGGATATTTTGATAAGTGACTGTTCAAAAATGTCAGTGCAAGACTTCCAGGAATACAGCTCACTGGTTGCCCTCACCACAGTTCGATCCAAGCTTACGCATTGATCTATTGCTGTGTGGAGGTCAGTGTCCAAGTATCCATTTGTTCCTGGTTGTATGACATCTTTGGGGCCAGTAACAGGATAGGCAGCCACAGGAGTGCCACACGCCAGGGACTCCAACATCACCACTCCAAAAGTGTCTGTTTTGCTGGGAAATACAAACACATCTGCATTGGCATAATAATGTGCCAAACTTGATCCAGATTTGTAACCTGTGTAGATCACATCTGGATATTTGCTTTTCAGTTCTGCCAAGTAGGGGCCATCGCCTACTAAAATTTTGGTTCCTGATGTTTGTAAGGAACAGAAATCATCCAGCCCTTTTTCATGACTGGCTCTGGATACACACAATATGACAGGTTTGCTGGCTATGTGATTGCTCCTAGACACAGGTGAAAACAACTGGTTATCCACTCCTCTGTTCCAGACAATCAAGTTTTGGAATCCGCGAGCTTCCAGTTCATGTTTCATAGATTCGGTTGTTACCAAAACTCTGTGGCTGAATTTATGAAAAATTCGCATCCAAAAGTAACCCACGCTTATGGGTAGGTTATAATGCATTTTCAAGTATTCGGGAAATTTGGTGTGATAGCTGCTGTTAAAGGGCTTGTTGTTGATTTTGCAGTATAATCTGGCAGCCAAGCCCAGTGGTCCTTCTGTTGCTATGTGAATACAGTCTGGATTGAATTGGCTGATAATCCTGCCTGTTTTCCAGATGTTCCAGGCAAATTTGATTTCTGGATATCCTGGACAACCAATGGTGTGAAACTGACTGGGCTCAATCACCAACAGCTGATGCCCCCGTGCTTCCATCTCTTTGACAGTGGCTTTCAAGGTGGTCACCACACCGTTGATGTTATTCCACGTGTCTGTAACAATTACAATTCGCATGCTAGTGTGTAGCTACTATGTCCATGTTGCCTTGACTATTCAAAACAAGCAGTTGAAATTCTCCATCCAGGGTCTCAACTAGGGCACTGCAACTCTCTACCCAATCTCCATCATTGGCATACACTATTCCATCCATGAGTTTGATGGTGGGGGTGTGAATGTGGCCGCAAATGACTCCATGGGCATGATTGTTTTTGGCATGTTTGCTCAAATGCTCTTCAAACTTGCACACAAAGTTTACTGCCTGCTTGGTGTGTGATTTGATATATTTGCTTAAACTCCAGTATCCCAATCCAAACATGGACCGGAACCTATGAACTAGACCATTGCTGGCCAGCAACAAGTTATAAGCTTGATCCCCCAGCACACTCACCCAACGGTAATGTCTTGTGACCTGATCAAACAGGTCCCCATGCGTGACTAGCCATTTGCGGTGTTTGACATCTGTATAGGTGGCCTGGTTGGTAATACTTATGTTGCCTATTACCAGTTTATGTTTGAGCCAGGATCTGAGGAATTCATCATGGTTGCCCACAACATACACAATCTTGGTGCCGCGTTTTGCTTTTGTGAGAATCCTTCTCAAAACATCACTGTGAGATTGAGGCCAAAACCAGGTTTTGGACAATCTCCAACCATCTACTATATCACCCACAAGGAAAAGCGTTTCACAGTTGTTATCTTTGAGAAATTTGCAGAGTTGATGGGCTTTGCAACCTCTGCTGCCCAGATGTATATCGGATATCCATATTGTTTTATAATCAGCCATCAGATTATTTACATGAGCCTATGAAATCCAACACACATTTGGGATTGCAGAACTCCAGTCTTGTTGCATCTGGCTGGTCCAAAAAATATTCAGGCCACACATCTATATGAACACAAAATATCTGACCTTGATTGTTGTTCATCCACTTTTCAGAAGGCTTCAAGCCACTGCTACAAGAGTGGCAGATCATGCGAGGAACATTTGCCGGTTCAAGGTTTTTCATTTTTTAGTAGATCGCGAACAGAAACTTGTGTTTTTTTGATGTTGGCTAGATTTTTATTGTTGAATCTCTTATCGCCCACATCAATCCATCGTAGAGCATAGGGTTCAAGCACAGGATGTATATCCGGAGTTTCCGTTTCGAATTCGGGCATTTCAGCTTCCGCCATGGCCAAATAAACTGATCCGTTTTTGGGTTGTTTAAAAAAATCAATGTCCCAAGTGTAAGCTTCTTGGAAGAACTTGACCCGGGTTTTGAGAACAACTGGCTTGGCCACTAGGAAAAGTTTGTGATAGTCGTGTGTGCTGATTTCTGTTTCAATCTCCACAGTGCTACCAGCAACTTTGGTTTTGTATGTGAAGATGTGCTGCTCTGGTGCTTGGCTGTGAGGCACAACATGCCTGATTCGGGCGCTGCCACTCAGATAGCTTTGTGTGATGTCGTAAAAGTTGGCTGAAAGCTCAACCTTTTTCTTTTTAAAATCAGCCAATAGTTCTTGTGCTCTGGAGGTATCCAGCAGCAGTTTTCGTTCATTTTCAATGGCCATGTTGTGTTTTCCTATAAACAAAATGGGCGGACATTTAGTCCGCCCAAATCACCTTATCGCATCTTGGCTGGGAAAATATACCGGTATTCACCAATGCCAGTGTTTAGTGTTAGCTGGATTGCTCCCTTGACACTAAACTTGAGTTCTGCATCAGCTTCGCCCACAAGCTTGAGTGCCTGACTGAGTAGTTGAATCTGCCACTTGTGGTTGCTGTCAAACTCGCCCTTGACATCAGCAGCAAACACAACACCACCACGCTGGCTGGCTGCATTCTCTTCGCCAATAAAGAACTTGAGATTGCCATCCACAGTCTTGGGGATAAAGTATTGCTCATAGCTGCCCAAGCTGCCCGCTGCCCAGTTGAACTGCTGGATGCTGGACTTGACAGGCTTGACAACCACATCCCACACTGGCTCGTTATACTTGGGCTGATCAGGCACCAGGTCCTTGCTGATGAACCTGTAGCTGATAAAGCTCTTGCTGCGGTTGGTATAGTGCAGCTCAGTGGGCACATCCTGCCCGCCCTTTTGTTCCACAATCAATTCCAGGCTGCTGTCCTTGTGAGTAAACTCACTGTCGCCTGAAATGGATGCCAACAGGTTGAGATTTGCCAAACCAAACTCACCCTCCCAATCCTGCACAGGATTAAGTGTGCGGGCCTTGAGAATAACCTGCTTGTTGGTTTCCATGGCCTCAATCACTGTTCCCTTGTTACTGGAAGTGATCTTGATCTTATCAAAAAATCCAGTGCTGGTCACATTCTTGACCAGGTCCTGAATAGCGTCCTTCATTAGTACATTTGTTGCTGCCATAATCAGTATCCCTTTGCTCCAATTTGCTTTTTGGCGTCTGCCTCTTCCTGCAACATTTGCAGGTTTAGTTTCAACTGTTCATCTGTCCAACCCAGCATGTTCTTGAGCACAAAACGCTTGCTCAGATAGCTGGGCATGTTTTGAAGAGCCTCAAACAACAGTTTAATCTCTTCGGGTTTGTATTGCTGTTTCAACTTGGTGTTATCCTTTAATTTTTGTAGTTATGCACACTCTCTGAATTTCATAGCAAAGGATAGTCATGCTCCTGAGTAATGTCAAGGTGGCTAAGAAAAAGGCTGGAATTTAAAATTCCAGCCTTGAACAATTTATTGAGTATTTTGCTGCGGATCAGCTTTGAGGAACAGAGTTTCCACCCTGTTGGTGATCTTTTGCAACGGGGGCAAATCCCAAGCGTGCATTTCGGACCTTAGCAACAAAGTGCCCAGGTCAGGCCTGTGGTTGAGCGGAATAGATGCCCATTCTTGCGGATCAAAGGCGCGCTGCACCAAATGCTTGCGGACAAATGTGCCACGCTTGAATGCACTGGGATAATCGTTAAAATTTACGGCTTTGGCGAACAGCATTTCCTGCTTTTCTGCCCCACTCTTGCCCTGTAGCTCTGCGTGGCTGTAGTAGTGGTGAGCAGCCATGCTGATGGCATTTTTGGTGCAGTCCAAGTTGCGCCACAAAAAGCAGTTGGCCAGCTCATCCAGGTTGGGCACCTGGAACACACGGCAGTCAAAGTGAGGCATGCGACTAAAATACTGCTGCCAGTCTGAGAAGTTGTGGATGATACCATCCACAAATGACACAGTGGCCATGCTTGCTAGCACACTTGTGAGCTTGTGAATCTTACCTCCAAACCAAGGCTCACTGGTGTGATCTGTGTTGGCCCAGGCCAAGCTGATCTCATCACTTTGCACATAGCCCAGGGTAGCCTGACTCTTGTCCACCAAATATTTGGTGGCGTGTATCATGGCAGCGGTCATGCGACCGTCAAAAGGTCTCTCCATGTCCCTTGTAAACTTGCTAAAGCCGCGCCCATCAATTCGTGCATAAATGGGCACACCAGGTAAAAACCTTTGCTCAGTTTCTCGTGCCTCATAGGATTTGAGACGATCGCCTAGATCATCCATCAGCAAGCCTTTCTGTCTGCATTTTATAGCCCAGTATATCAGCAAATACAGACAGTGTCAACCGTGTTATTATTCGCTGATGGAAGGAGTCTTGATAGCACGTGGCTTGCGTGCCTTGGGCTCCTTGGCAGTCTTGGGGGCAGCAGGCTTCTTTGCCTTCTTGGGCTTTGGCGCCGTAGCGGGCTTGGCAGCAACTGGCCTAGTTTCTGGCCTCTTAGCAGCTTCCACAACCACAGCAGAGGAGCCTGCAATTGACTTTCTCAGCACTTTGGTGTTGAACCATGCAATGATTTTCTTGAACATGTTTATTCCTTAATTTTATCGCCTCCTCAAAAAAAGAGGCCCTAGCATTCTGTTAAAACAAAATGGTAATGGTAATAATTATGCAACCACTTGGTGACGCTGTCAAATATCTGAGTCTTCACTCTTGGATAAAATTGGCTTACTCCATTCACTGAGAGCCTTGACCCATGCACGATAAATGATCAGAGCATTTCCTCCTGTGGCACCTCCAAGGGCATGTTCATGGTGATTTTCAAATAGGGCTGAAAAGTGTTGGGATCCACAAGTGGGCCTTGCATGTCTACAATTTTCATAATGGTTTTGCTTTTTAAACAAGTTCTTGTGTTATTACTCTCAGCACTGTGATAGAATTTTCTCTCTTGACCAGAACTCGTGCTCTCAGTCCCTGATCCACATATTCAACGAACTCAGCGTGAACCACCTGCTTGTTCCTCATGAAGCTGACAATGTCACCTTTTGTGTATGTCATGGCATGGTTCCTTAAAAACTAAACAGGTCTTCAAAAGTTTCATTCTTGCGAGCGTCGTTGAGATTCCAACCCATTACTCCCAACAAGTTTTCAACCTTCTTGGTGATCAGACTTTCACTCATTTCCTCATCATCAAAAGGCATCTCCTTGAACCAGTCTGGAAGGATCAGCTGGTCCACAGGATATGCCACACTGGTCAATCCCAGAGGATTTTGCTTGAGCTTGCAAACGATAACCTTGTAGCCGTCTTGTATTTCCATGCTGTTGTTGTCGCTGTAAACTTTGCGCAACCTGTTCCAGTTTAGGCTTGCACGAACATGGCCTGGAATGGCCTTGTTGGCACCATGCTTACGCTCATCAAACACATTGCCCATACCGCCTTCCTGCTTTCTCATAAGGTCTCCATAGTATGTGAGCTTGTTGACTCTCTTGGGGGTGCCCTTGGCCCAGCTGGGCCATCCAGCAAACTCTTCCCTAAACAGTTTGATCTGTTCAAACACAGCTTCCTTGGTGCCATCTGTGAGCACGTTCACCAAAACATTGCTCAAGAACTCTTGCACTGGCTTGGGAGTATCACTGCGCTTGAGGTCCAGGCCCATAGCCTTGATTTCTCCAGGCTTTCCATCCTTGTCCTTGCGCTTGCCCTCCTTGTCAAAGATCAACACAGCATATCGTTTCTTGGTAATAAACATTCCCTTGCTGGCGCATAGTTCACGTCCTGCCTTGATCACACTGTTTGATTCTGGAACGTTGAAGTTCTTGTTCATGAATTCTGGAAAGCTTTGATTGGTTATTTCAGCAATTTGATCATACAACTTTACCACATCTGCCTTGTCCCAGCCAAAGTCACTGAACTCCGCCTGATTCTTCATAATGGGATATGCGCTAAAATAAATTGAATCAGTGTTGTGTAGGAGGATATCGTTACCAAAGAAATAAGGGTCTTGATTCTTTACACTTATGTCATAGACGTAGTCATCTACCTCACCCAGGCACTCTACCTTGGTTACTCTTGTGTATTCTGTATCCATTCTGCTACTTCCTTCAATACTTGTTCTTTGTGGAATATCATTTATTATGCGCAAGATATCATAATAGCAAGGTAATGATATTATCTGTATCTCGAATCTCATTCGGTTTGACCTCAACAAGGAGTCCATCTCGATCAACCATAAGACTGTGATCCTCAGTTACAGTTATTTGCTTACCATTATCAGTGGTAATGCGATATAATTTCTTGCGAGTCTTGTGGCGCATAACAGCCTCAACACCACTCAATACCGGCTCCATTTCGTGTCCATTGAAACCAATAACCCTGGCTAGGCTCCAGAGCCCATACTCCTTACCATCCCTGGTAGTGCTGTGCTCCAGACATTCGTTAAAAAGTTGTTCAATAGTCACATTGCCTTTGTCAGTGCGGATGATTGTATCACCTGTAACACTGTCTCCGTAGATAACACTTGCCCCTTTATGATTATAGTCCCCAGCAATCAACTCATTGATCTTACTGCCCATGTGACGCACGATACAACGGCCTGTGAGAGTAGTGCTTTGAGCAATGCGACTGTCATGCCAGGCTGAGCTGGCATTACCAATAGCGCCATATAGGCTGTTCAGCAAAATTTTACGAATCAGCTGGCGTCTATCCCAAAAGTCTCTCTGAATTTTAAACTCGTTAATCACATCTGGATCTTGACTTCTTAGAATGATCTTGTGGTGTTCCAGTGTAACATTGTATTTGCGCATGAACGCAACCACAGCAGCATAATTGCCCTTTTTCATGAGCTCAACTAGGCCATGCTGTCCGTCCCAAGTGCCTTCAATATTAGGATCGTTTAGTGCAGATTCCAAGGGCTCTGCATACTTTTCCAAACCATCCTTGAGCTCAATGCCACCGCTGAGCAGGTCCACGTATTCACGTGCTTGAGCCTGCATCTGTTTCCTCTGGGAATACCAACGTGCCAACAAACCTGGAACAATTCCTTCTCTGTCCACACTGAAGATGGTGCCGTTGGCACTCACGCACATCTTACGCTTGGGATTTTCAAAGATCCACTGATACAACTCGTCCCCGCTCATGTTCACATTGCTGCCATCGTTTAAGTCTACAGTGAGAATCACCTGCTCACGGTTCATCATCTGCGCATATTCCAGAATGCTGAACATCTCATTCCAGGAATCAGCAAAGCTGCGCTTTTCCTCTTTCATGCGTTTTTGGATCAGGCGGTTGGTGGCATCCATGCGGATTTGCCCCACCACTGTTTCCTTGCTCATGTTGAGTGTGCGAATGGCTGATGGATACAGACTGTTGATGTCCACTCCTCCAATCCAGTCATGCATTCCTTGAACTGGGTCTGCCACGTAAGCGCCCACGATGCCCTTGGGCGTTCCATCCCCCAGCTCATCGTCATCTTCCACAAGCTCTTCGTCTCGGAACTCTCTGGGAGGACGAGCTGGAATATGGTAACCCAGGTCATGTGCTTCATTGGTGATGGCATTGTCAATCAACAACACTGAGCCCAGTGTGGTGTTGAGCAACACTCCGTTGGTGTGTGCCAGATCGTTGCTCAGCTCAATGAACTTGAGCTTGTTGTCGATTTTTACCAGCAGCATCACATCCTGACGGTTGTAGGCAATAAACTTTTCAAAGTCTTCGTTGTAGAGCTTGTCAAGGCTGCCTTCATATGCAATCTTGTGATCACCTACTTCATACTCGCCCACAAAGTCCAAGCGATAGCTGTGCATTTCATGATAGGTGTGCTTGCGATACAAGTCCAAATAGTCCAAATGCACGCGCCCAAACAAGTCATATGTGAACTGAGTCTTGCCATACATTTCATATTCACGCTTCTTGGGAAACTTGTTCCACAAGCACAAGCGGCGAGTTTGCTCGCGACTCATCACCTGCACAATACGATTGTGCAAATAGGGAATATCGTAGCCTGAGCTGTTCCAACCTGTGAGCACGTCTGCATCTTCAATGATGCTCAAAAACACATCCAACAGTTGCTCTTCTGTGTCACACAACACAGTGTTTTCAAACTTTTCGCAAATGTCCTGTGCCTGTTCATATGTGTAACTCTTGGGTTTGATCACCAATGTGAAGTTGGTGCTGAGCCAGTTACAATACACACTCACAGCAGTGATGGGATTGAAAGCCTCTTCAGTGCTGCTGAATCCCTTCTTTTTGTCAAAGTCCACTTCCAAGTCAAAATAGGCAATATGCAACTGCGGACTGGCAGTGTTGCGATAATGGTCATAAAAACAACGGAAAATGGGATTGATGTCGCTCTCATAACGCTTTTCAGGAGCAATCATTCGCAGCTCTTTTTGGAACTCCTCCCATCTATTGGTTTCAAACTTGTCCAGTGGTTCACCATAGATGCTTGTGTATTTGCCCTTGATGCTGGGAAACATCACCACATGACGACTGGGATAGCTTACAAACCGCCTCTCACCATTCACACGCTCAACCACATCAATACTGTGTTTGTCTTTGTTCCAAACAGCGTCTACATACATAACTCGAATCTCCTAGATGAGTAAAAGTGCAATGCCCACCAGATTCATTATCAGGTAAAACATGCTTAACAAAGTCCACATCAAATTTTTACGCAAAACCCCAGCAGTACTCAAGGAGACACTGCCCACCAACCATAATAAAAACACAGCCATCATGCCAGCCAGCTGAAAGCTTACCATAACACTGGCTATCATGCTAGTGATGGTGCCCACTGTTTCACAGCACACCACAAAGGGACGACAAGAGAATTCCTTGCGAAATTCTCTTGCCAGATCAACAATCAACGACAGTATTTTTAAAGTCAAGCCACACCAGCGGCCTTGAGTAGGCCTTCCAGAGTGTCCAGCTCTTCCTGTGCATCTTCCACAACATTCTGGTTCTTGGCGCTGGCCTTGTAGGCCATGCGGATAGCCTTGTTGAGTACAGCAGGCTTGAGATCCATTTCCTCACCCACTGCTGAAACAGTATCCTTGAGGCCTTCCTTGAGTGTGGCAATTTCACGCATGGTATCAATGCCGCTGTTGATCAAATTTTGAATACGTGCCTTATCAGCAGCACTTAGTACGCCCAGACTCATTTTACATCTCCATTGAGGTTATAATAACACAGTGAGTATGTTGTGGGCTGGTGATTATGTCAAACTATCCCAACCAAGCGTAGGCGTGAACTCCATTATTGAATCCAGTGAGCTGGAGGGTGGGGTTGGCCTCGTTGGTGAAGGTGCCAAAGAAACCTGTGTATTGGTTCAACCGGCTTGTGCAACCAAAATACCATTTGGTTCCATCCCAATAGGCACTTTTAAAGTTGTAACCAGGCACAGTAATGCTTGTGTAATCGTATTCGTTCTGACTCCAGAAAATGGTGTCTCCGCTCAGCGCCATGCCTGTGACTGGGCCCGACAAGAAACCAAATGTGTTCACAAGTGTTGTAATGGCTTTGGGTTTGCCGTTTCTCAACAGCCTATTATTCACAACCCAATCACGAGTGTTTGGCCCTTGCCAGGTGGCGGTGGCCACAAAACCATTGCCACCAATACGAATAATACTATTGAATCCATCAGTTACAACACTATATAAAGGACCCGTGATAGTAGAGGGCAACGGAATGGGATTCCAGGTGAGAGTATCACTGCTCCAAAGTAATAGTGGGCTGCCGAAACTATTCACGTAGCCCACTGCAAAATAATTGTTGTAATCCATTGCACTCACATCAAACAAACCACTGTAAGTGTCTGTGCTGATCCATCTGCGTTCCCAAGTGCTGCTGTCATATCCAGTGTCTGTATAAACAATAACTGCCATTTCTGCACGGGTGGTGAGATTCTTTTCATAGCCAACTGCCAGGAATGGGCTGCTGGACGAGGTGTTTACCACCTTGTTGAGCTGCCAGCTGGGATTTTCAAAAGCATAGGTGGTCCAGTTTACTGGATCATTGCTGCCAGAGGTGGGGGTAATAACACTGATGGCACCATCACCACCATTGCTCAATGCAATCACATGTGTGTTTGGAGAAACGTATCCTGAGGCAGCACTGATAAGCTGGCGATGAACTGGAAAAGGGGCTGCAACATCAGTCCAGGACAGTCCATTATCCACAGTCTTTTTTATCTTGCTTTTGCTATAATAAGCAAGAGGATCTGCACCCAGGGCATAGCGTTCAGTATAGATTACCATGCCAATATTTAAGGATTACACAACAAGAGTTGTTTTGGTGAGATGGCCCAGTTTTAGCCCAGTGTCCACCACCACACGATAGCCTTTGGCTCTGGCTTTGGTACAAAAATCCACATCTTCACTCACAACCTTGCTGAAATCAATGCTGCTCCTGTACTCGAACCAGGGGTTGCCCACTGCTTGGAATACATCTGTTCGCACCAGGCAGCAACCAAAGCCCACTCCCTCAACCTCAATGAGATCAGATCCTTGAACATTTTCAATGGGCATGTTCATTTGTCCACCTGTGGAGGGATTGTGAACAAACACTTCAGGGATTTTTACACCTTCCTTGCGTTGGATATAAACACCACTGGTGACAGCAGTTTTTTCATCCTGTATCTCCATGAGCCTGCTCAGCGCATGAGGCGGCATCACAATGTCACTGTCCACGTTGAGCATATAGTCAAACTTGTTTTGCAAACACCATTTGACCATGATGTTACGCACTTGCTCCACATTGTAACCCCAAAAGTATTGGAAGTGAGCTTCACAGTTGGCTGGTACAATCTGATCATAGATGCTCTTGAATGTTTCCACTTCAATGTAGCGTGCTGTGGGAACTCCAATCAGTATCTGCTTGGGTCTCACCAATGTGGGTGCAGGCATTGGTGCTGGTGCTGGTGTGATGTTCATGGATGGCTTTTCTTGAGCAGCTGGGGATGTGAGGGGAACAATAGGGGCTTGCACAGTCATTCCCAACACCTTGCGTGCTGTTTGGTTTTGCTCTTCGCTGTTTACTTTGTAGTCATTGAGTGGGTTTGTGTCATTGTAGTTCATGACAATGTCCTGCACAGCACGAACCTTGGAGGGATCAGCAGCTTCAATCAGACTGTAAAATACACTGGTGTCCCCGCCAGCCCTGAACCATTTTTGATTTTCATCCTGCCATTGATCTGGCTTGATTGTGTTGAACAACTGCATACGAAAAGCTCTCAGGTGGGTATAGGGCATGAGCCAGTTGAACAAATGCTTTCGATAGCTCTTGTCTTGCTTGACATGGGGTGGATATTCCTGGGCTACAAGGGGAATATTGTCCGCCAGGCTCCAGCAACTGCCATATGTAAATTCAGTGTTTTGATCAAACAGCTGGTTGTAAAAACTAAACAAATCGTTTCGGTTTACCAGACAGTCATCACCATCCAGTAACATGACAATGGCATCACTGCCGTGGTTGCCCCTTGCATATTCCAACATCTCAAACTGATTCTGCACTGCGCCCTGATTGCTGGTGTTTTTTTGTAGTATAAACCTATGCTGAATGTCAGGAGACAGGCTCTCAATAACAGATTGGGCCACCTGGTAACTGGAATCTGTGCTGGCATCATCCCTCAACACATGCACATAGTTACCATAGCTTTGGGTGGCCACACTCATGATACATCTTACAATATATGATTGGCAGTTGTAAAAGGGTGTGATCACAACAATGGGCTGCTGTGGTTTACTAACAGTGTTATGATCTTCCAGGTTTGTGTATCTGCGACCAAACACTTGCTGCCAGCGAA